GTGGCAAAGCGTGCAGGCACCTCGCCGCCGTCCTTCAAGAACAGGCCAGCGCCAGCGAGGCCAAGGCCGCCAAGCTGCGAGAACAGGTTCGGGCCAGGAGAAGTTTGCGTGCCGTACGAGTTCTGACCTTGCGCCAGCGCCGCGGGCAAGCCGTACTGCGCGAGGAACGCCGCCTCTTGGAAGGGGAATCCCATCTGCTGCAAATACTGCTGATATTGCGCCGTGTCCTGATTCTGCTGCGTCTGCTGCTGCACGGCGCCAGCACCCATTTGCGCTTGGCCGCCCTGAATCCCGGCAGTCTGGCCGGCAACGCCGAGGTTGCCGAGTTCAGATGCAGCCGCCAGCGGGTTTTGCTGAAACTGCTGCTGCGCGGTCTGCACAGCTTGGTTGTAGCCCTGAGACTCGAGGTTCGCGATGACGGGCGCCTGCGCAAGCTGCTGCTGCCCGGCAAGCTGCGCCTGCGCGACCGCCTGACGATCGCCACCGAGCGCACCGGCAGCCGCCGCCGAGCCCTTCAAGGAGTTCTGCTGTTCGGCGTTCTGCTCGTTGAACTGCGCTTGCGTCGCATTCACGACTTGCTGTGTGTACGGGTTCTCGTACTGTGAGATTTGCTGTTGCGTGAGCGGGTTCGCGGCTCCCGACACCATCCCTTCTGCCTGCGAGATGGCCGGTTGCGCCTGCCCCGCGGCTTGGTTGATCGTGTTGATACCGGCCGTCTGCTGCGAGTTCACAGGAGCCGTCAATTCGCCCGTGTAAGGCGTATACGGCGTGCTCGCGACACCCTGAATCGTGTTCAGGATGCTCTGCACCGCCTGCGGATTGACGGGCGTCGTCTGCTGAGACGACGTGCTGGTTTGGGTCTTGTTGCCGCTCATTTACCGAGTCCTGTAGAGATGCCGCGGCGGCTCAATATTGGCCGGGGGCGGATGGACAAAGAAAGCGCCGGCAGGCGTCAACTGCCGTTCGTACAAGCGCACCTTCGCCGCGGCGCGCTTGGTCGAGAGAACGCCAATCGTGAGCTTCATCGTCGGATGATTCACGCGCAGCAAATCAACCATGTGCTTCGCGTATGCGATCAGCGTTTTCGCATGGTCCGACTCGCGATGATCGGGGTCAACGAAGTTGAGATATTCATCGACGTTGATTTCGTCGGAATACCAGAGCGAGCCGAACGAGAGCATGATCGTGCCCTCAAGATGCTTGTCGCCGATCACGCCGATAAGCCCCCGCGGGCCGGCGTCATCAGCAACGATCGATTTCGGATCAAGCAGCCGATCGATATAATAGTCCGTCTTCTTTTCCGAATACGGCACCAAGCCGTTTTCGGCGTGGCACATCTTGAACAGGCGCCAGACTTCAGCCTTATCCTCGATTGTCGCCTGCCTCACGATAGAAGGTTGGTTCTTCATTGCCTCAATCCCGCTTTGGTTTTGGAAGTCCCTTGAGCGTCTTAATCGTGTGCCGCCTGACGTGCTTCACCATCGCATCAAGGATGTTGTGCCCACGATCGATGTCCCCACCTCCTAGCTCAGTGACCTTTTCAGGCGGGATAACCAACTCGCCTTTCGCCGCAACAATCGGCACAGGAGCGCCCGCCGTTGCCGCACCGCCGTCTGCCTTCCACACAGGCTGTTGCGTGTCGTATTGCCCCATCCCCAATTGCTTCATCAGCGCGTTCGCGCCGGCAATCGAGTTGCCCTCGCCGAGTCCCGAAAGGATATCGGCCGGGATCACGTAGGCACCCGAGCCAACATTGATATCCGTGTTATCAGTCCGTCCGCCCGTGGTGCCGTGGATATATCCAGAGAACACGCCGCCGCCCGCCGCCTTCGCGACGCGCAGCGCCTTCTCGACAGCGCCACCGCGCTTCTTGCCGAACATGGTTGAAGGCCACATTTCGTATTCCCCTGCTGTGCCGGGATAGTGAGACTCGCGAACGTCGAATACTTCGGAAATGAAGGGTTCTTTGCTGCTGTTGCGCTTGGTCGAATAGCCGACAATGGCGTCATGCCCTGCGCGGCGCGCCGCACTGCCAACCGCCGCCTCTTGCAGCGCATAGCGGAGTTGGTTGCCGCTCTTGCTATTTTCGTAGATCGAATAGGCCCGGTCCTCCAATTCAGGAGCGTGCTTCTCCAAGAACTGCCGAACCAACTCAACCTTGTCATCGCGGCCGAGAAAGTACGGGCCAACCGAGCGCTGCACGTCGCTCTGCATTTCGTCGAACGCATCCTTGCCGAGGAGTTGCTTGTAAGCTGCCTCCGGAGCCCGACCGCCCGTCGCGCCCTTGACGAACAGCGGCGCTTTGATCGCAGTCTCGCCCGCGATCGGCTGAGAGCCGCCGTAATTCGGATTCACGCCGCTACCGCTGTAGTGCCGCTGGTTTGGCGAGCCCTTCGGCAGATAGAACACGCCGCCGCGAACAGACTCGTTCAATTCCTGTTCTGGTTTCTGGTTGCGCGACAGAGGGAGCGTGAGCGCTTCATCGTCCACCGCAGCGCCAGGCGTATTTCGCACCGCCGCAGCGAAGGCGTCCGACTCCGGAATCTTCGACCCAATCCCGAACGCGCGACCGGCATCCACAGGCACCACGCCGAGCGCGGTTTCACCCGCACCCGAGACGCCAGCGAACGGCGACGCGCCGCCCATCATGTGGGTTGCAGCCTCAATCGACGTTGACGGGTCATAGGTGCCGCTATCGAGCGAATATTGCGAGTTCTCGATCGCGCGTTGCGGGAGCGTCGCGGCATCGCTCGCCATACCGGCGACAAGTCGGCTTCCGATATCCGCAGCACGGTTGCCGAGTTCAGTGCCCCGCCACGTTGGCCCCGAGGGGATCAGCGCATCGCCAACGTCCGGAAGGTCTGCAACGTCGCCACCGTCCGCCCGGCGCTTCTTTGCCTTTCGTGCCACGCGAAGCGCCGCGGCCACCGCCTGGTTTTGCGGATGGCCCGCCGCGATCATCTCTCGGATGTTCGCCGAGATCGTTGCGCGCGACGAACCTTTTTTCAGGGGCATTTTCAAATCTCGTACAGCGGAATCTTGAATGCTTGCCCGCTGATGTTGATCGTTAGAAAGGCCGCAGGATGAGCGGGCAACGAAACAGTGCCAGAACCGGCCGTTGCCGCGTCGCTGATTTGCGCCGACGCTTGCGGGAAGGCATTCGTCAACACCGTGACCAGTTGCGAGAGCACCTGATTCCGGAGAATGTCGGCGGTAGTACCGGCCGCGGGGCCACCGCCAGCCTGCGCAGCCGGTGGAGCGCCGGACGTTGCACCACCAAGGCCATTGATCCAGTTGTCAGCCATTATCGCCTACCCATCGGCGCCGAACGGATTCGGATGTTGCCGAGCCGCCAGAACGAGCCAAGATCGCTCGACATAAACGTGAGCGAGATTTGCCGCCCACGTAGCCGAAGGTTGATAAACTCGACCGCCTGCGAAACGGTGAAGGGACCAAACACCAATGGCGGATCGTTGGGGAACGTCACCACGTTAATGGTGATTTGCACGCTCGCTGTCTGAGGCCCGTTGAAAACGCCCCATTTCATATCGGGGAACAACCAATCCACGAACATGAAATCGCGCGCTTCGCTCAAGACGAAATAGCCAGTCGTGAATGTCGAGATGAGCGGTTGCCCGTCGGCATCGTTCGAGGTTTCGTGCTGGAAGACGAGACCATTCGGCGCAGCGCCGATCGGCGGCCCTAAGACGCTCTGATCGATCCATGCCGCTCGCGGCATGTTGCCGAAGTCCCAAGTCCCTTCACTGACGTTCAGCTTGACGTATTTGTCGCACTCGCCCGTGCCGCCAGACTTCGACGGATAGAAATAGATCACTTCGTCAAATTCGCTGTTCGCACCAACAACGCATTTGCTCTGGTTGGCCGTGTCCAAGTCTTGAAAGATCACATCCCAGACCGAACAGGGAATCGCCTGCACGCCATTTCCGGACAGCACAAAGAATGTGCCAAACGAGAGCCAATAGACGTTGCCGCGCAGCGAGGTGACCGCATGCGGGCCGATCAGGCCGCAGCCCGACGACAGCTTATTGAAGCCGAACACGAAGGGCGGCCCCAGAAACTGCATCGCGTAAACGTCAATATCGGTCCAGATCAGCGCCTGTTGCGGCCCTTGGAGACCGGCAACAATCCTTGATCCAGTCGGGATGCGGAATGAGCCCGCTTGCGTTGCGGCCGTCACCTGAAAATTGGTGAAATCCTCACTGTCCGACCAGCGGACGAGAAGCAAATCTTGCTGACCATTGGAGAGTGTAGAGCCCCAACAGACGAGGATTTGTTCCGGCATCGCAACGAAGATGCCGTTGTTGAACGCGGGGCCGGTCGCAACAAGCTCCATCGTTTGGAAACCGGCATTCGGTTGAAAGAAGTAGATCGGGCCGCCTTGCGGGTTCGCGATCAAGTCCTCACCGAAGTTGTCGAGAGACCAATCAACCGCAGTAATCGGCGTGCCCGTCTGCTCTGCCGGCAGCACGCCAGTACCGAAGCCGCCGAGGCCGAAGCCACCGAGGCCGAAACCAGCGCCGGCAGCGGGCGGCCCGAGCGTGATGAAATACTCAATCTGCGCCTTGCCGCCATTCATCGACACGCCAGGATCGCCGATGGTCGCGTTCGCCTGCGCGGGCGCGGTGATTTCAAAATGGTTGGGGTCCGGCACGTCGATGACGGTAAACGTCGAAACGATTGTGACGCCGGCAACTACCGTCGGAATCGGGAAATTGAAGGTATCGTTGACGGCGAGCGCGTGGTTGTCGAAATCCACCGTGAACGTCGCGCTATCCATGACCGTTGTGAACGCCGGGACCGCGCCGCCAGCCGTGACCGCCGCGGTAGCATTCACGCCAGCGTCGATTTGATACGTGTTGGGGCCAGTGACCACCGTCACCGGGAAAAGCCCCATCAGGATCAGCCCGCCTACCGAAATCGGCGTGTTGAAGAAAACCGTATCGTCCGTCGTCAACGTCGCCGTAAGGTTGGGATCATTGATTTCAACATTGGAACTGCCAACCGTCGTCGTGAACGACGGCGCGAAGTCCGAGAGCAGGGTTTGCGGCGTTACGTCTTGCAGGCCGCCATTCGTCAAAACGACAAGCTGCGCCGTCGTCGCCACCGCAAGATGATCGAAGCCGCGAAGATCGGACCAACCATGTGTAGCGCGCGGAATGCCCGCAACGGGAGTGGGGAAAAACCTGTCCCATCCGCCGAGCTTTTGCGGAAGCCCATCCTTGAACCGGATGAGATCGCAAGACGAGATCGCAGATTCGTTCAGCGTCGGGGTGAACTCTGCGTTCACGCCCGGCGCTAGCCTCAACGATACTTCCGGCATGTCATGCCGCCCGAATGAGCCGAATGCCGCCCATAGTCGTCGGTGGCATGTTGGAATGCGCAGCCCCGCCCGTGTTGTTCGACTGAGCAGCGCCGGTGCCCGAACCGGTGAAGTTGACTGCTGCGAACGTGTTGAAGGACGGAACGACAAAGCCGGACGTGCCGGCTGGGGTCGCGGATTGAACGGCCGGGATATCGGATCGCGTCGAAGTGCCAGAAACGGTAACCTGAACGTTCGAAGTGATGGAGGGGATTTGGGCTGCCGACAGCGTAACGCTATCAGTGCCACCTCGCGAGAACAGGGTATCGCCATCGACGCCGCCGCGAGCCGTCGCGATGATGCCAGAGCCTTGGTTGAGGATCGCGGGAAGCGTGCCGATGAAATTGGGGACCGTCGTCCTTCCCAAGAACTGCGCCAGCGCCGGATAGGTGGCAGCGCTAAATGCCTGTCCAGCGCAATTGAGATACGGCGGAATGGTCGAAACCGTGATCCAAGACGGCACAGTCGCCGCCGCGATATCCAGATATGAACCGACGCGCCCGAGGTTGCGATAGCGCACGGTAGTCCCATGCACCTGAATATCGGTAATCTCACCCGGAGGCAGACCGATTGCTTCGGTGCCGCTCGCAATCGCGGCCAACAGCACACCCGGCCCGGTGCAAAGGTTCTCGACCGTCCACCAACCCATGACGCCAGCCGGGAACGTGATAACAGCGTTGCTGGTAAGCGCTCCGGTTACGCTGATGGTGCCATTGACAATTTCTGCCGCCGTCAGCGCATGGTTGTCGCCAGGGTTCACAGCGATGCTGCCAACGCCGCCGAGGATGGTATCCAACATCGTCGCGTTGCCGTTGACCGC